GTAAGAAAAGAATATCTCACTGATCATCAAAGTGGTCATGGTGAGTTTGTAAAGGGCGTCTGGGTGTCGGTTAAATCGATACCTGGGCGTGCTTTTTATTTTGAGACATACTTACCTGAGTATGCTGCAATGTATGATAAGTTACCTATCAGTGCATTTGTTTCTTCACCAGAGAAACCATCACCTGATATGGAGTTACATAACCTTCAGTTCTGGAACTGTATGGATTATGGCGTAACTGTTGTTCAGAAGCAGTTTATAGGTAGTATGCATTATGAGTGCTTTACAAGGGACTATGGACCCCAGACAGGGACATATATCTGCACGATTGATAACTACCATCAAGATCCTGATGCAGTTGATTATGCAACGTCCGAGAACCCCTCGGAACATAAGTCACATAACCTGATTGAGCTTGATAATGGGCAGTTTGCACTGTATCCAAACAACCGAACTCGTATTTTTGACAACTCACTCACTCCGGAGACACCAAAAATCCCAGATTTCAAGGTTTCGACCGTATATTATCAAGTTGAGAACGGTCATGACCGCGATGGACTCGGAAATGATGAGAATTATTTCTGGAAAACTGCCAAAGAGCGCAAAAACGAAGAAAATTTACCGGAATTTTAGAAAAATGAACGATTTTTTAGACAATTTGGGCAATGATCAGCACCAAAAGATGCTTCGTGAGATCTCAAACGACAAGTTGACCCCTAAAAAGAGCGATAAGATCAAAGAAAGTGAAATCTTCGACCCTGAGAGCGATCCAGAACCGCTTTTTGGGTGATAAATAACTCTTAATCATAGTATTTTTGTATAATCAATGCCTTTAGAGAGGGTAAGTCAAGGATTTAAGGATATTAGTGCGACATTTCAGACTAATCCTCTGAATGATGACCTTATTACGATCAAAAATGAGACTGCAATCGCACGATCTATCCGAAATATTGTTTTTACCCTCCCTGGTGAGAAGTTTTTTGATGAAGATTTTGGTTCAAACATCTCTAGAGCACTTTTTGAGAATATTGATGATATTTCAGCTAACTTGATTCAGGATCAGATTAGAGAATCAATCACAAACTTTGAACCAAGAGTAAGATTACGTAATGTAATCACAAAACCTGATTTTGATAATAATGCGTTTGATGTTTCAATCATATATGACATTATTGGTATTAATGTGCCAGCACAAGAATTAACATTTGTTTTGCAGCAAACTAGGTAAACATGCCACTAGCAAACTTCTCAAATCTTGATTTTAATCAAGTCAAAACCACTCTCAAAGACTATCTAAAGTCAAATTCCAACTTTACGGATTATGACTTTGAAGGATCGAACTTGTCAACGATCATTGATGTGCTGGCGTACAATACTTACATCACCTCATATAACGCAAATATGGTTGCGAATGAGGTTTTCATTGATAGTGCAACATTAAGAGAAAATGTTGTTGCTTTAGCAAGAAATATTGGATATACTCCAAGGTCAAGAAAGGCAGCGCGTGCCACGGTTAGTTTTTTTGTTGATACATCAAATATTACTCCAAATCCAGTTTCGATTACACTCAAAAAAGGACCTGTTGCAGCTACATCGGGCACCTTTGGTACTCAATCATTCATTTTTTCGATTTTAGACGATATTACAGTTCCAGTATTTGACGGAATTGCGTCTTTTGACGATATTCCGATTTATGAAGGATCTTTGTTATCAACTAACTTCACATTCAGTTCGAGAAATCCATTCCAAAGGTTTACTTTACCAAATTCGGGAGTAGACACTTCTCTGATCTCTGTTACAGTCAAAGCAAACGAAGAATCAACACAATCAGTTAAATATACCTTACAAGAAAATCTTTTTTCCGTCAAGTCAGATTCAAAAATCTATTATCTTCAGGAAATTGAAGATGAACGTTATGAACTGCTTTTTGGTGATAATATTTTTGGTCAAGCACTGGAAGAAGGTAACTTTGTCACCGTAAACTATATTACCTCATCAGGTGACGGTGGAAATGGCGTCAACTCTTTTGCATTCGCTGGCAGATTGACATATACAAGGAACTCTATTGAATATAACGTAACTTCTGGTATCTCCCTACTTACAACAGGTTTACAGTCCTCTGGAGGCGAATCTATCGAGTCTGTGGCGTCAATTAAGAAGTATGCGCCACGCATCTATGCATCTCAAAATAGAGCCTTGACTGCTGATGACTATGAAACTCTAATCCCATCTAGAATCTATCCAGAAACTGAATCCATATCTGTATTTGGCGGTGAAGAACTGATTCCACCACAATATGGAAAGGTATTCATTAGTATCAAACCTAGATTTGGTGATTTCTTACCAAACCTAGTAAAAGAGAATATCAGAAACAGACTTAAAAAGTTTGCTGTTGCAGGTATTGTTCCAGAGATTCTTGATCTTAAGTATCTTTATCTTGAGGTAACTTCAAAACTGTATTATAACAGTAATCTTGCTCCAAGTTCTGAATATGTTTCATCTGTAGTTCAAAGTAATGCGAATAAGTACTCAGAATCAACTGAGTTAAATAAGTATGGTGCGAGATTTAAATATAGTAAGTTTTTGAAGATTCTGGACGATAGTCACGAATCAATCACATCAAATATTACAACCGTTGAAATGAGAAGAGACCTTAGAGTCGTTCTCGATACATTTACCGAATATCAGATTGGTTTTGGAAATGAGTTCCATATTAAAAATATGGGCGGTTACAATATTAAGTCTACGGCGTTTAAAGTTGCTGGAATTAATCAGAATGTTTACATTTCTGATATTCCCAATACTAACAGAATCGATGGAACGCTTTTCTTATTCAACGTGCCCTCTGTTAACTCAACTAATCCAACAATTATAAGAAGGAATGTTGGTAGTATAAACTACAAAAACGGTATTATTACTATCAATCCGATTAATATTCAAGCAGGTAAAATTAAAGACGGTCAACCTATTATTGAACTTTCTGCGGTGCCTCACTCAAATGATGTTGTTGGATTACAGGATCTTTATTTGCAACTAGATATTAGTAATAGTAACTTTGATATGGTGGTTGATAACATCGCTTCAGGACTCGATCCTTCAGCGTCTAACTATATTACATCATCATCTTATGCAAATGGTGCCCTTGTTCGTGTGACAGGTGATATTGGAACAGTAAGTGGACAAAGAGTTGTGAATGTTTCAAATATCTCTACAACACCAACGACGAGAGATGTATCCACAACAACCACCTCTACAACCTCTTCCACATCTTCTTCAACAACAAGTACAACCCCATCCGCTTCTAGCGGCACATCAACTGGTTCCTCATCCTCCGGCTCTGGCGGCGGTTCATATTCCTACTAAGAAGTAAAATCATAAAATGGCAGAACAAAGAGTACTTTTCAGCAACGTAGTCCAGAACCAGGTTCCTGCGTATGTAAGGGAAGATTTTCCACTTCTTGTAGATTTTTTAAAGCAATATTATATTGGTCAAGAATATCAGGGTGGTCCTGTAGATCTGATTCAAAATATTGACAAATATATTAAACTTAATGAAAATACAAATCTAGTAGACTCAGTAATCTTAGGATCTGATATTGATTTTAATGATGATACTATAAATGTTGATCTTACTAAATCGCCTACTGGGACAGTTGGTTTTCCAGATAGTTATGGTATCCTTAAAATAGGTGATGAGATTATCACCTATACTGGAAAAACTTCTTCATCATTTACTGGATGTATTAGAGGGTTTAGTGGCGTTACTTCATATAAAACAGAAAATAACCCAGAGCAGTTAGTATTCTCATCATCTTTAAGAGAAGATCATGAAGCTGGTATAACCATTCAAAATCTTAGTATATTATTTTTGAATGAGTTTCTTACCAAACTTAAAAAACAACTCACTCCAGGATTAACAAGTAGAGAGTTAGCGGTTGGATTAAACGAAAATACATTTATTAAACAATCAAAAGATTTTTATACTAGTAAAGGCACAGATCGATCATTTGAGATTCTTTTTAAGGCACTCTATAACGAAGATGTAAGAATCGTCAAACCTAGGGATTTTCTTTTTACACCATCTAACGCAGACTATCGAGTAACTAATGATCTGGTCGTTGAACCGGTCCTAGGAGACCCTACAAACCTCCTTGATTCGGTTTTGAATCAGAATACCTACAAGGATCTATTTACAAGGGCATACGCTCCTATAACCGCTGTAGAGAAGGTAAATGTAGGGACAGGAAACACTTTTTATAAGTTAAGTATTGACTCTGGATATGCAAGAGACATTGGTGTTGATGGTGCGTTATATGGATCATTTTCCATCCATCCAAAAACTCAAGTAATCGGTCAAGTTGCCTCTGGTGCCACCGTATTTGATGTAGACTCCACAGTTGGTTTCCCTACAGGTGGAGAGCTGTACGTAAGATATACTGATAATACCACAGGTGTGGTGTCTTTTACTTCAAAATCATTAAATCAGTTTTTTGGTTGTTCAAACATTACAAAAACTATTTCTGATGCTTCAAGCGTTGGAATCAATACGTATGCATATGGTTCTTCATTCTCGAATCCAGATGAAACCATTCAGGTTAGAATCAACTCGGTTCTGAATAACTTGATCATTGATTCAAGAACGAAGTATTATTCAAAAGGTGATGATATTCTCTTGAAGTCACTCGGTGCAAAATCAAGAGACTATGCATCGAAAAACTGGTTGTTTAATGTTGCTTCAACATATAGAGTCAAGTCTCTCAGTTTGATTGATGTTTCCGACCAAACTTACGATATCACTTTGTCAAGTGAGCATTATTTGGTTGTTGGCGATACAATCGGAATCACTGGTGGAGATGGAGCGGAAAAAACTGGCACGATTATCTCTGTTAACTCAGCGATAGGATTTAGAGTTCGTGGTCAAGGACAACTTTTTGAAAGCGATTCTTATACGATTAAGAGAAAGATTGTAAGGGCTTCATCAAGTGTTTTTCCCTCAGTTCTGAATATTTCAGCAAATGTTCAGAATGTTTATGTAAATGAATCGGATTCAAGAAAGAGACCTCAAAAGTTGCTGGTTGCGTCGCCATCCATCCCTTTTTATAATGTTCAACCCATTGATACTACAGATAGAACTGTAACATTCTCAGGAACTTTTTCAGGAACTGAATATCAAATCACATCAACATCAGATCATGGTTTCTATACTGGAGATGCTGTTTACTATACTCCACAAAAAACCACAGAGAAGTTTATTAATGAGAGTGGTGAAGTCGATGAAAGAGACGTTGTTAGTTCCTCTTTATTCGCTGAGGGTCTGTATTTCATAAAGAGAATCAGTTCAACCACTGTTCAGTTCGCAAAGAGCAGAACTGACATTTTTAACTCCACTTTTGTAACCATTGATTCAACACCTGTTACGGACAACAAGGTGCAACCTTATGATTTCAGATTTAGAACTCTTGAGTCTCAAAAAATCTTAAGAGAAGTTTCCCTTCCTAACGAAGATGGCAGTCTTCATCCTACAGAACCAGGATTTACAGGTGTCCTTGTAAATGGTGTTGAAGTTAGAAACTATAAGTCAAGTGATAGAGTCATTTACGGAAAACTGAATGAAGTTGAAGTTGTATCTCCTGGAGCAGACTATGATGTAGTCAATCCCCCTGTTCTCAAC